ATCAGACCCATCATGGTGGGATCGAGACCGGGCGAGTAGTCGTCGGGCGAGGGATCGAAGATGCTCATCAGCGGTTACCGAGCAACGAGGCGAGCAGGCCGACGCCGGCGCCTGCTGCTAAACCCCCCGGGCCAGTGATACCCAGCGCAGGGATGGCCGAGGCCAGACCACCGCCAAGCGCCGCCCCACCAACTGTGCCACTGATAAGATTGGCTGCCGTATTGCTGTTGGATGGTGTCGTGGTCGTGCCGGTCGACTGATTCTGCGAGCCGAAGCCGGTGCCGCCCACCACGTTCTGATACTGTTGCAGCATGGACCATGGCTGTTGCTGCTGGAAGTTCCACTTCTGGATCGCCGCGTTGATGGCGGCCTGCTGATCCTGCTGGTTTATGCCCTGCGCACCCAGCGCAGTGGTTAGATCCTGTAGCGTCGATGCATCGATCGTCGGCGCCACTGCCGCGCCTTTGACCAGATTGCCCTGCTGGTTGAGGAAGTTTTGCCCCGCGAGTTGCGCCGCGCCCTGCTGCAGGGCGCCGGCAGTGCCCGCGGCACCCTGCGCCTGGCCGATGCCGCCGAGGCCAAGCTGGCCCAGATTGCCGCCAGCTGTACCAACAAGGCCGGTGCCGGTCAGGCCGCCGCTCATCAGCGCTTGCGCAGCCCCTGACTGCAGCCCACCGAGCATGCCCAGTTGGTTGCCGGCCTGCCCGATCGCATTCTGCTGCTGCGCGACGTTCTGGTTGTACTGGTTCGCGGCGAGTTGGCCGACCGCATCGGTCGCGGCCATGGTCTGGGCCCGCTGGGCCAACCCACTATCGCTGCGTCCGCCTTGGGTGAAGGACGCCGAGGTCGCGGGGATGACCTGCGCCAGGGTGTTGTTGACGAGGCTCTGGAAGCCTGGGTTGGTGTAGGGGTTGGTGTAGCCCGGCGAGAGATAGCCGCCGAGGGCACCCTGCGCCTGACCGAATGCCGGCAGGCCCATCGCCGTGGTCATCGGTGAGGCGAGAGTGCCGAGCGAGCCGGCGCCTCCAGCATAGTTCTGGTTGTACTGCGGCAGCAGTGAGGAGAGCGAAGCGAGGGTGTTGCCGCCCTGGCCGAGGAGACTGGCGTAGCCCGGCATCATGGCCATGCCGGCGTCCAAGGTGGAGCTACCAGCGCCCCCGGCCCCGGATAGCATGGAAGAGAGGTAGTCCTGGCCTTGACCGAAGGCCCCCGATGTCGCCGCCGTCCCTTGGCCGAGGATGGAGGAGAGCGAGGTGTCCGCGGATTGCAGTGCCGGCGTACCGCCGCCCTCGCCGAAGCCGGTGATCTGGTTGATGGCCTGAGTCTGGCCAGAGGTCAGCGGCGCGTAGGTCGAAGTCGGGAAGTACTGCGGCCAGCCAGCCTGATTGGCGTATAGCCGCTCGGCCTCGGGGAACAGTCCGAGGGTTGGCGGCGTTGCCGGGGTGACAGACCATTGCCCAGGTCCGGTCATCTGGAGACCGCCGGGACTTCCCCCCGAGCCTGCCAGGTACGCGGTCTGCCCGGACCACGGCTGGGCGATCGAATTTACCTGCTGGGTGGAAGTCGAGGAGCCGCCACCGCTCGGACCAAAGCGCGGCACGCCAGACCAGCTGAAGTCCTCGCTGTGATTCAGTCCCCTCACAGCGGCTTATCCAGCAGCATATGGCGCGGCTGGTAGCCGAAGGGGATGAGCATCCGCTCATGACCCTCCTGCACCAGCGCCTCCATCCGGTCGCAGCCGAAGTAAATGCGGGAGGCGAGCTCGACGGCGGCGTGGCCGGTTGCAACCCAGCGTCGCGAACGGTGACCGACGATGCCGATGCCGCGCATGGCGCGAGAGCGCGGATAGTTCACCACCTCGGTGAGCAGAGCGGCCAGAATGTCTGGCCCCTCGATCATCAGCCAGAGGTGGAATTGTCCGGCGATGATGGCGTTAACGATGTCCGCTGTTTCGTATCGCCCGCCGCTGCCGGCTGCCATCTTCTCGAGATACGGTCGGCAGCGATCTGCGAACATCGGCCAATTGGAGCCGACGAAAAAGCATCGCACATCGGTGTCGACGCCGTCGAGCATATCAATAACTCGGTGCCTGACCGAAGTGCGCTCTGAGCCACGACAGGATGTCGCCGCCCATGCCTCCCCCGCCTTGCGTCGCATTCCATGCCGGCGCCGGCGGCGGCATCGCCGAGGCAGGCGGCAACCCCATGCCGCCGGCATTGAGTACCGCACCGATGCCCTGCGTCGCCAGGGGGTTCATGGGACCGGCGGCTGGAGCGCCCGGTGGTGGAGGCGGAACGCCGCCGCCTGGGGGTGCCAGACCGGTCTGTGCGCCTTTGAGTGCTGCGAGCAGACTCATAAGGTTGCCCCCGCCGAGCGGGTTCTGGGCCGGTTGTGGTGCCGCCGGAGGTGGCATTGCAGCCGGCCCACCGGGGTTCGGCATCATTGGCCGCATGCCACCAGCAGGCATCTGAGGCGCGGCGTTGGGCGGCCCTCCCATAAAGTTGGCTCCCAACACGCCGGGAGCCATGCTGCCGGCCCCTGGCATGCTGGGAGGCCCTGTTAGGGGGGATGGGGTACCTCCTGTCGGCCCGCCACCAGCCGCGCGCATCTGCGCCAGCAATGCCTGTATCAATGTGTCCTGTGACATCCCGCTAGGCGCGGTACCGAAGCCGGTGCCGGCGCTTCCCATTCCCTGCATCGGGTACAGCGTTCCCGACATATCCCCTCCTATCCGAGTAGCACGACCTTGAAGGTGCGATCGGCGACGACGGTGTTGGCGTGGTGGATCGTGGCCACGCCTTTCGTCGGCGTGACGTAGAGCGTTCCCGCGGCGACCGCGGCAGCGGCGGACAGCGTCGCCGGCACCATCACCACTGCGGTCGCGATGCTGATCCGAGGATCGGTGATGGTGGTGAAGGCGGCGCCAGGGTCGAGCGTCACATCGAGGGAGGCGTTGTTGTGTCCCGCCATCAGCTCGTTGACCGCACGCGCCATGTCGCGACGGTGCGCCGTCTCGTCGGGCATGTACTCGAGCACCGTGCGGCGGCCGAGGATGGGATAGGCAACGGTCATTGGCGGACCTTCGCCTCGAGCGCTTCAACGCGGTCGAGCAGTCCCTGAATGACGTGATCCTGCGCCTCGTTGCGATCGAGCAGGACTTGGACGGTCTTGGTCAGGAAGGCGATGTGGCTGTTGTAGTCGTAGTATGCCCGTTTGCCCTTCGGTGAATGCTCATCGCCCTCGGCCACGCGCGGGTCATCGCTATCCATCCAATGCACCGGCATCGTCCGTCCGGCAGCGATGTCCTCCTGAGCAATGAAACCGGCCGATTCATGTGATTCGGTTCCGAGGTCCATAGTGAATCGCCGCGGTCGCCCCTGGCGGACCCAGTCGATCGCCAGCTTGTCTGAGATGTCCTCGATGCCGGTCTTCCACCGCCCATCGGAACCAAACCAGCCGCCCGCCGCAATACCATTGCCATTCGGCGCATAGAACGCTGTGCCGCCACCGTTCGCGGTGATCATCCCGTTGGCATTCGTGCGGTTACAGTTACAATCGCCCGCAACCTGTATGTTGTTGTTGGCGAATAGCGTGCCGTTCGCAGCGAGGTTAAAGAAGGTTACCGAAAGGGTCGTCGCGTCGCCGGTTATGTTATGCCAGTCCACGGCGCCGGCGCTGTTGGCGAAGTTGGCGGTGCCGGCAGTGCTCGCAGAACCAGCCGTGTCCGCCGTGCCCGCATGACCGGCGTTGGTGGCTGAACTCGCACTGCCGGCGCTCGAGGCGAAGCCAGCGCTGCCGGTGATGTTGATGGCGTACGTCCCGCCGTTATTCAAAACGAAGTTGTTACCATTCCACTGGAATGCATTGCCACTGAAGAAGTGACCACCGCCTGTGACGTAGGAGAAATTGTCGTTGACATCTTTTCCGATGTATCTGCCGTTCTTGAAGTTGATCAGCGAGCCGTTGGCGCCGCCCCAGTTCGGCAGCATGTAGAACTGAAGATCGGCACCGCAGTAGACGACGGCATCGGCGCGGATGTTCTGTGGGGTATAGATGGCGCCGCCGACCTGCATGCCAGGCCCGACGTTGAAGAACGCACCGCCGACCGACCAGCCGTTGCTGCCATCCGCCTGGATGTTGATCGAGGTGCTGGAGCCGAAGCCGATGTAGCCCCTCCGGGTGCCGTTCGGATCAGTAAACGAGACGTAACCGCTGTTGGCCGCACCTCCGGAATTCAGTGCCGCAGTGCCGAACCCCGCCACGGCGCCGCCTGTGACGGAACCCTGCGCCGTGATGCCGCCGCTGCTGCTGAGGGAGATGAACGAGGCAGAACCGCCAGTGACGGGGCCGAGTGAGGTCAAGGAACCGACCGAGGCGTTGCCGGTAACGGTAAGGCTCGGCAGCGCCCCGAGCGACGCCCCGAAGGTAGGCGTGTCGACGTTCGTCGCGTCGCAGATCCACAGCGTCGTCAGGCCTGCCGTGACCGTCAGCGTCCGCGCACCGGGCGAGCCCGTGGTTATCGTCGCCGAGCCACTGGTGACATTTCGCACCCAACCCCATGACGACCGCGCCGGTATCGTCACCGTGCCGCCAGTGCCAGTGAATTCCAGCAATGTCGCCGATGCCTGTGCCGGCGTGAGAGTGACCGAGCCAGAGACGGTGATGACAAACGGTATGGAGTAGCTCGACAACAGCGCCATCAGCGAGCGAAACGCCGGGCCCACATTGGCCGGCGTCCAGCCAGGCCCCGTGAAGATGCCGGTGATATCGGTATCTAAGACAGGATTCGGATCGAACTGCGGCAGGCTGTCGCGGGGCATTACACGGATCCTGCTTCGATGGCGGTCACATCCACGCCGAGCGCCTGTGTCCACATCGCGCCGGCCGGGATCGTCACGCGCGCCCGGTGATACCGTCCGTCACTGCCGAACGGACACTCCCCGACAGCATTCCGCGGCACGTCGGCGGTGTACACTTCCGCATCGTCGTAATTGACCCGTGCCGAGACAGCGACAACCGGATCGCCGCCATTGACCAGAGGCCGCACGCCTTGGACGAAGGCGCGCCGGTTCGGAATGATTTGCGCCACCTTGGTGGTGAGTTGCGCCGCCATGGGCAGGCCGGTGGCGTACGCCAGACTGTGGCTGGCATCGATCGCACCGAGCACCGTGGCACCCCCGAGCCAGACCGCGCTGTCCAGCGAGAACGGCACGGTGTCGAGATTGGTGAAACCGAGCGACGGCATGCTGTCCATGGTGACGCCGAAGGTCAGCAGCCGGATGAGCCACTCGACCGACAGCACCGCCATCGACCATTTCTGCACGTCCCAGCGATAGATCAGGATCAGGTCGCATATGCCGGCCGCCGACCGGGTCGACGGGAATGCCCAATAGATCGCTTTGTTCGCGACATCCGGCGCGCCGACCATGTTGAACGCATACTGACCATTGAGATGCATCTGGAACCAGCGGTCGACCTTATTGGCGCCGATCGGTGACGAGGCGTTGCCGTCGAAAACGTAGAAGCCATCCTCAGAGGGGTAATAAACCAAGCTTCCGAGTGGTACGATCGCATTTGACCACTTGGTGCCGCGCACGTTCTGTGCCGGGAAGATATCGAAAATGTCCGGGGGGCCGGCATAGATCATCCGCTGTACGCCGCGTTCGAAGAAGATCGCGCAATCACAGCCAGCCAAGCCTGCAACGAGCCCCGTGATGTCACCTTGCAGCCCTGGAATGTCAGTGTAGTCCGACTGCGTCTGCTGTGCCGTCGCGCTGCCCGGTGTCGGAAAGTTGGTCGGATCGCCGTTGGCCGACCACCAGATGCGATCAGGATTGCGTCCGCCGACCGGGTCGCTGGTGTTAGCAGTGATGAGGAAGTTCTTAGCCACCGCAAGATACCTTGCGAACGGCGCGCTGGCCGAGAGGTCCGCGAATTGGGTCGCCGAGCCACCGGCCGTCCATACCTGTATCGGGTTATTGATCTGCGTCGCCAGGACGAGTTGCTTGAACTGGGCGAAGTTCCAGAAGTCCCCCTGCGCTACGCTGTAACCCCCGGTCTTGGAATAATCATCCCACAGCGTGTCGACGCCATCCATGCGGAACAGGCCGGCATTGGTCCCGGCGAAGACGCTGATGTTCTCCTGCAGATCCTTCACCGCGACCGCGCCGATGCAGGCCGAAGGCAACGCATTGGAGTAAGGCGCCAGCGAGGACATCGGCCCGTAGCTGCCCTGCTGCGGGATCACGTTAGTCGCCATCGACGTGGCGTCCTGCAGGTCAGCCTGATCCGGCATCCAGTCGGAGAACGGGATCACTGCCATCAGACATACGCCCGCGAGGGCCGGATGCGGCCGGGGCTGGCCTGCCGACGCATGGTCTCACGGCGCAGCTGTGCAAGCGCTCCGACTCTACCGGTCTGCGGATTGCCGTAGATCTCGAGCTCCATCTTGCCGGCCTGCAACTCATCGCGATTGATCTCGGTGAAAATGAGTCGCTTCGCCTCGCTGCGGATCAGCCGTTCCCCCTCGTTCATCCAGGGGTTCACGTCCTCCGGCAGGACCACCACAGGGAACCGGATGCTGCCGGTGATAATCAGCGGGTAACCACCATTCGGGATGGGATAGAGACGGAGTGCGCCACCGACCCAGCACCAGTCTGTCGGCAATCCGTGCCATGACGTGGACACCGACTGGTCATCGATCCACTGCTGGGTACGTTGGATAAGCGGGTAGCGGTTGGCGAACGCCAAGACCATGATCTGCCGGATGTGCGGCATGTTGATCAGCACCGGCAGATCGTCCGCCGAGTAGAATTCTTTGCCGTTTATCGTCGCCAATCCGGCATCATTGAAGGTCCGCATATCATTGAAGAAGAACGACTCGCGCTCGTACTCGGCGATGGCGTCTTGGATCGCGTTGCGGATGTCGCCGGCCGAAGCGCGCCCGAGCGCCTCGTTACCGACACGCGCCTGCATGGTGCCGTAGGTCAGTGCATCAGGATTTGGCACCGCCAGCGGGTTGCCGGCGGTGTCAAACAGCACCTGTCCTGTAACAGGGTCTCTCTGCCATTCGGTGAAGGTCGTCATTCACCGCAGTGTCTAGTTGCCGTTGCGCTTGCCGTTGCCGTTGCCGCTCTTCTGCACCTCCATGGTGACCTTACGGCCGAGCGCGCCAGGGCCGATCCTCGGTCCCTTCTCATAGGCAGCGTTGCCAGGATCACGGCCGGTATTGCCGTAGGTCTCGAGCTGGTAGGGCGAGCCGAGGGCGCCTTTGTGGAAGTAGCCTTTGCCACCGTTGCCGTTGCTAGCCATGTGTCTTGTCCTTGTTGTCGCGTGACTTGTCGTCGTGATGCTGGTCCTTGCCGGCCGCCTCATGCTGATCCTTGCCTGCCTCGGCCTTTGGTTCCTCCTTCGGCGGGTTGGGAATGCCGCGGAGCGAGTTGACGTGCTCCTCGAGTTCGTCCAGCCGGTCCTCGACCGAGCGCTTCTTCGCCGGCTGCTCCCGCGGCAGGGTCGTATTCGGCTCTTTTGACGAATGACTCATCCGATGACCTCTATGGACTGGCTGTGTAAGAGAGCGCGATCCGCACGTTGCCAGCGGTTGCCGGTGATGGCGTGCCGGTCATCGTGAGGACGATCTGGGTGTCTGTCGTCGCGGTGAAGCCGATGGTGCCGGCGACATTGGCATTGACGACGCCACCGAGCGCCGGGGTGGTGTTGCCGGTCGCGATGAAGGCGCCGAGAGCGCCGGCTCGTCCCGCCTCGAACGTGCCACCGGCTCCCATCGGATCCCAGTCGACCGTAAGACCGGTCATGTAGGTCCCGGCCGGCAGAACCGGGCCATTGATGATGTCGGCGGTCGCGAGAGCGGTGGTCAAAGCGGCCCGCCAGATCTCGACCGTCACGCCGACCTCGATGTACTTGGTCTTCTCCGGCGTGCCGGTCAGGATATTGACGGCCTGGACTGTGCCCATTGCCATGGTTGTTCTCCTTAGTGCGCCGTGGCGTAGGACGACATGACGATGGTGGCGAAGTCCGCGTTGTTGAACACGGTCTTCTTCAGCCCCCAGATCAATCCGGCGGACACACCGAGTTGGTTCTCGTAGTCGAACAACTCTTCGACCCAGGTAAATTTGTCCTCGGCATTGTCGCGTCCGTAGGCGATCATCGCGGACTGGGCACCACAGAACACCGCACGGCGCACAGTGGTGATGGCGGCGAGTGTGCCGGGATTGTAGCCCTGCGTGACGCGAGCATCCTCGTGCAGGATCACCCCGTTGTAGACGCCGAGCGATCCATCGAAGATCGGATTGTCGTCCACCATGCCGCCGGTCATCGCGGCTTTCTGGATGTCCAGCCATTGACCAGAACTCGTATTCGTTCTGATGTCCGTCACTTGGTACGGATGCAGCCAAGCAACGTAGAACCGCTTGCCGCTGACCGAAATCGGCCGGATCGCGGGGGTGAGCGTCTTCGCTCGCTCGACCGCCTTGTCGATCATCGCCAGGGTGAACAGGTTGGTGTTGGTCAGACCGGTGTCGTCAGCCGATGGCGTGACGTTGGTATAGTGGTTGGCATCGGGCGCGATGCAGGCCTGGAGACCGGTCCAGCGTGGATCGGTCACCGTCAATGCGGGGATGGCGAAAGACCCGGCCGGCCCGATGTTGCCACAGAGTTGGTTGAACCCCGACCAGTCAATGCGGTCGGACCACCAGTCGCGCAGGCCGGCCAGCGCTTCGTCGCGCACCGAGAAGGGCACCCGTTGCTGCGACATGCGGCCGGCAGAGCGGACGGCATGCCGGAGCTGGTTGATGATCAGAGCGTCGCTGAGAGTCGTCAGCGCCTCTTCGTTGCCCTCCAGCGTGCCATCGCCGAGCGTGCCGTTGCCGGAAAGCTGCATGCGCAGGCCGTAGGTAATCTGATCGCCCGCGGACTTCTGGGTCTCGTCTTTGACTTGGATCATCGAGTCGGTCGAGGTGCCGATGAATTTCGAGATCCACGTCGCCTTCAAGGCCTCGACCTGTAGAAGCTTCGACCAGAGCTTCACGGCCAATGGGTTATTGGGTCCATATGTGGTGACGGCCACGGATCAGTACTCCTGCGCAAAGGGGTGGGGAGGCTGTTCCCTTTGCGCAGGGAACCCGCGAAATACGCTGTGTAGCTGCGTACCGCTGGCGCTGTTAACGGACGGGCGCTAAACCGATGCCGCCGATTTCGGACGACGGGACCGGCCTTCAACTGTCCAGGGACTTACCGGAAGATCAACAGCTGAGTTGCAATCCGTGACAGCCTACGGTTGCAAATTCATCCGATCTCCTGCGCCGGTCCTGGGATTTAAGGCCATTGGCCGGAAATGCCGACGCGCGTCGCCCGGCAGCGCCTGGAATTGCTCCAGGGTAAGCTCAATGATGAAGCCGTTGACCAGCAGGCCGGGGCAATGCTGGAACGCGGCATCGAGCAGGATGAACAGATCGAACGCCTCCATATTCCTGGCCACCGTCCGCATGTCGCAGCGGAACCCAGCAATGGCGGGAGGCTCGGGGACCGGCTCGGCACCAGGGCCTTTCAATGTGACACCGCCCGACATTTTCAGTGGCCGTGGCAAATACATGGCCGCCGGGGAGATCGGGTCGCCCTGCTTGTCCAACTGCACGACGTTGTCCGACGCACCGCGTGTCCTCGACATATCCTAGGCTCCATAGAGGTTGTGGAGTGCCGCGACCCCTTGCTTCCGGACCTTGTTGTGGTACTCGGCGAATTCCTCCTCGCTCATCCGGCCAATGGCCTCGACGCCAGGCGAGCCCATGGCAGCGGCGCCGACCGCGCCGACCGTGCGTGCCATGTCCCGGCCCCGCAGCAGCCGCTCGGTGGCCGTGTTCGCCACCGACGCCGGAACCTGCTCGTTCGGCAGCGGCACCACGTTGCCGGTGTCGGCCGGCACCGCGCTCTTCCAGCCGCGCACCTGGGCCAGTTCGTACAACACCTTGCCGAACTGGCGTCCGCTGGTGCGCGCATTATTGGCGGTGGTGAACAGATCCATGATGATCTGCTGCTCGATCCGTCCGGCGTCGCTCTCGCCGCCGACCTGCAACTCGCGCCTCCGCTGGTCCTTCAGGAATTCCATGGCCTTGACGTAGTCGTCCTGGCCGACCTCGCGAGCATACTCGGCTTCCTGCGCCCGACCCCAGCGCTCTAGATCCTGCAACTGCGCCTGCTGCTGCTGGGCCTGCGTCAGGGTTTGAGTGCCAGACTCGATCTGCCGCAGGCGCTCTTCCATGCGCCGCGTCTGCTCGGCCTGCTGCTTGAAGGTCCACTGGATGGCGCCGACCGGATCGGTGTTGAAGTCGGGAGGCGCCTCGGCAGCGGGTTCGGCCGCCTTGGTCCTGGCCGCCTCTGCCGCCTCGGTCGCCTGCATGATGAGCTGCAGGCGCTCCTCGAGGCGGGCCCGCTCCGCGGCGTTCTTGGCCCGCTCCTCGGCGAGTTCCGTCTGGAGCTGCCGGCGCCGGTCGCGCTCGCGGTCCATCGCCCGCTTGTCGACCACCCGGTCATCCCCTGGCGCCGGCTCCTCCTCGACCGGGGCCGGCGGCTGGTCAGGCGTCGGAGGGATCGGGGGGACCGGTTGCGATGGCGTCGGCTCCGGCTGCTGCGGCTCCTGCGCCTCGACCGCATCGTCATCGGCCTTCATCTGCTTCAGCTGGGCCAGTTCCTCGGCCGTCAGCCTTTCGAGAGCTCCGCTCATGGTCTCCTCACTTTCACACCTCACCTCGCCAGATGGCATCGAGGACATCTAGGTCGCTTTGGTTAGGATATCCCAGGCCAAGGCCGGCGCTGGCGCAGTGTCGTGCCCAGCGATGAACGCGCCAAGTTCCCCAGAACCAGCGGATGTGGCGGATGATCGGTAGGCGCTTCATGGCGACTTCGGTTGCTGCGCCTGCTGCGCTAACTCAGCGCTGTCCAGCGCATGCTGGGCGTAGTCCATGGTCTGATCGTGCTGGTGCTGTGCGACATCTAGGGTCTTGTCGTGCTGCTGCTGATCTGCCTGAAGCAGCGTGTCGACCGCTGCCTCGGCCTCGGAGAGGTTCTGGTCGCGATGCGCCAGGCCGACCTTGGCGAGATCGGCGAGGGCGCCAGCCCGCAGGCTCTCGATCTTCGCCGCCTTTTCCAATGCTTCGGTCTGCGCATTGAGGGCTACCACCTGGGTCTCGGCGGCGACGTGTCCCGCCCGCGCCTGATCGAGGGCGCCCTGCTGCTGGTGACGCTGGGCCTGCGATTGCATGAGTTGCGCCTTGGCCTGGACGGTCGGATCCTGACCCTGACCCCCAGCCTGCTGGGCGATCTGCTCGAGCTTCTGGGTGAGTGCCACCGGGAAAGGCGAGTACTTCATCAACTCGACCAGCGCCTGCGGAGGCAGCGGCAGTTGCCGCAGCATCGGGAACATCTGGATCACCATGGACCAGACTTTTTCCTTCGTGTTCGGCGAGGTAGGCGCGTCATCCACGATCACGTCGTACTCGGCAAGTCCCGGCGTATGGATGAGCGGTACATACTGCGCATTCTCGCGACCGCCGATGCGGATCAACCGTCCATCGGAGAGGAGAT